TTGATTGCCTATAGAGCTTCTAATTACTTCTGCTTTTTCTGTAACAGCACCGGCGCTGTTTGCGGCAGCAGCAGTGTATTCATTCAGGCGGTCAGCACCTTCTGCAAGCAGGGCGTTAAACGGCGCAATTTCCTGAACGCCGAAAATCTTTTTGATGTGAAAGTTTCTTTCAGCATCGCCAAGCCCTGCCATAGATTTTTCAAACTGTCCGATTATGTCTGTAAAAGCAAGCAAATTGCCTTCGCTGTCTGTTGTCTGAATGCCCAAGGTTTCAAGACTTGCTGAAGCTTCTTTTGTTGGTGCAGATATACGCGCCATAATGTTTCTTAAAGCTGTACCAGCTTCTGCACCAGCTACGCCGTTTTTAGCTAACGCTGTCAAAGCAGCTGAAAACTGGTTTAAATCTTGGTTGCCGTCTTTAAATAATGCACCACCAGCCGCAATTGCCGCGCCAACGTCGCTCATACTCATTTTTGCGCTGTCGGCTGTGTATGCCATAACGTCTGCCATTCTCTGCATATTTGCAGCCATTATTTCAGGATTTTCAGACGCCATGCCCATGACATTAAGGCTTTGCACGGCCATAGAAGTAGCTTCTGCAAGGTCAACATTTGCAGCTGTTGCAAGTGTTGCAATTTGCGGCAAAAGCCCGATTGCGTTGCTAGATTCAACGCCAGCCTGTGCAAGTACCGTTAAGGCGTTACTTGCTTCAAGTGCGTTGAATTCTGTTGCGGCTGCAACATCTCGCGCTGCCTGTCCAATTTCAGCCATGCGGTCTAAAAAGTCTGCGCTTTGGCTGTCTATGTCGCTGAAAGCAGCAGCAGATCTGTGAAGGTTTTCGTCAAAGTCTATGAATTGTTTTGTTGCGACACCAATACCAGCAGTTACACCGGCAATGGCAGTACCGGCGGCAACCTTGCCAAAACCCTTAATGGCGGCGCCTGCCTTTGCCATGCCGTTATTAAAAGCAGCAGTTGAACGCGAAAGAGTATTTTCAACAATCGAGCTTTGTGTATTAATCTGCTTTAGTGGGCCGCTAAAACGGTCAATAAGCTCAAAGATTGCGCCGATTGAATAGGCTGCGTTTCCTGCCATTTATTTCTTTTCCTTTATGCTTCTTTGTATTTGTGCCGTGCCGTCAATAAGCGGTTCGTAAAACACCTTTAAAAGATGCAAATCAATTTCACGCGGGTCTATGGGCAAGTGATAATCAGTATAAACTTGCAAAATCATGGTCTGCACGTAAATAAAACCTTTTATTTTTTTTCGCTTGCCCTCAACCGCCGCTTCTCCGGCAACTAAACTAAAAAAAGTTGTGTAATTCTATTCAAGAAAGTCCAGTCTGCTTTAGCATCAAGTTTTGCTAACCAGCCTGTGTCTTTGCCAACTAAGGCACTCATTGCGGCGTTTATCTGGTGCATTTCTCCAGAATTCTTACCGTCAAGTGCAAGATAAATATTTCCGCTCGGTCTGCCGATTGTCAGTTTTTCCCCTGCAAAACCGGCAGGCGAAAAGTTACTTATCGTGTATTCAAGTTTGTCACCGTCAACAATCAGGCGGCCTTTCTGAAGCATTTTGATCGCGCTTTTTTTTGCACTGTCAAAAATGCCTTCTTCTTTTTTGTCCATTTCGGCAATGTCTGTTTCAATGTCATTAAGCTCACACCATTTCAAAAATTCGCTTTCTGCAAGCTCTTTGTTAATTTTTTCTTCGGTCATATATTTCTCCTAATTTGTTTTTGTTATATTTCTTGAAAAGACGGCAAGGGTTTTACCCCTTGCCAAGAAGAAATATAACACCGTTGCCGGGGCTAATTACATGAATTCAAGAGTTCCCTCAAGGGTCAGTTCAGCTGTGTTTTCAGCGCTTGAAATATCACCCTCGCTGGTAATCAGCATGTTACCAGACAAAACTCTGCCGTCTACCATTGTGCCAGTAATAGGAATAGCACCTTCTTTTCGTGCTTCCTGCAAAAACTGTGCATCGCCACGGTCATGGTCAAGATTGACATTAATGCTGTCAATCTTGCCAAGAATTCTTTCTTTTTTTTCTGTGAAACTTCCATCGCCCTGAACGATTGCTTCATTTTTGAAGCCGCCAAGATTGAAAGTTATGTCATCGTCCGCTTTACAAGTAAAACGGCGGCCATTAATTACGATACTTTCCCATGCACCACTAGCCATTTATTAGTCCTCCCCAAGATAGAAGCCAAAGTAAATGTCTGTTGAAGAAACTTCAATGTTTCCACTCAACTTACAAGGGAACTCGACATTTAAGCGCTTCGGATTTTCGCTGTCAATTTTGACAGTCATGTTTTCTTTTGAAAAGTTTGCATCTGCAAGAATTGCTTTCTTCTCAAGTGACTGTGCCAAAGTGATAAAATACGATTTAATCATCTTGGGCTGTACAGCTGATTTGTTGCTTGTTACAGCAGAATCAGGCAGAAGCGGCGCACCTTTCAGTTCGTCTGCTTCCATAATCAAACGAACGTTATAAACTACGTTCATAAGCTTCATGGCGTCTACAACGTAGCGCCAACCAGGATATTTGCCCTGATTTGCCGGATGGAACATCGTAATAACGTCGTTCAATTCGGTTTCGTTGCCGTTTTTGATTGATGTTGAAGCGCCTTTTGTAACGCTCATGTTACGTGTCAAATATGTTTCCTGTGCACTGTCTGCACCGGCTTTCAAACCTTCGAGCAAGCCTTTATAACCCTGTGCCGGGTTGCTGTCGGCTGTTGTCAGAATGTCAAAAACCATCGCCTTTGCACCAATAACATACGGCAATTCTGGAGAGCCTGTTGCCTGAACAAGCGCATTGATGCGGTCATTCGGGCGCTGGTCTGTAACAGCTGAACGAGTTGCATAGTTATCTGTGCAACCGTGGAAAACAATGCAAGGTTTCTTGTTAAGATAGCCCCAACGCTCTGTGCCCCAGGCGTAGTAATCATCAAGGCGGTCTTGATCGTTATACGGAAAACAAGACAAAATAGCTGTTTCCCAAACTTCACCGATGGCGGTCAAAGCTGTTGCAACATCCGGGTCGAGCGCACCGCTTGCAAAGTTTGTAATTGCAAATGTAATGCCAGGCGCATTGATTTCAGCCCAAATCTTGATAAGATTGCCAACTGTGCCGCTTGCTTTTGATGTTAATGGAATTGCATCGTCGGCGATTGTGCCTGTTGTACACGGCATGTCAAGCTCGCCGTCGATAGCTGCTTTGATTGCAGCAAGCACTGTTGCGCCTGTATCGCCTTTAGCTACTGCAAACTGGCAGTCAACGCCGCCGATGTGGATTTTGCCCGAACCGCTTGCTGTTGCTGTGCCTGTTGCACCAATTGAACTAGTTGCGGCAACAGCACTGGTTGCTTTCTGCAATGGGTAAATTGTGACAGGGAAAGAAGCGCCTTTTCCGATAAGCGGAAAAAGCTGCCGAATTGCAAGGTGAAGCGGCGAACCATAACCGAAACGCTCGGCCACGTCAATAGCGCTTTCTACCTCGAATTTTTCCGTTGTGTAAGTTGCAGAATCTGAACCCTGCCCAATAACAGCAAGACGCTGTGGAAGCATCTGTGCTTGGCCGATGTTAAAGTTTTTATATGCAACGTCAACGCCTGTAATACGTGAAATTGCACTGGCTGGAACACTCATTCCATCCTCCTTAAATTAAATTACTAACCCTGAATCTGTCCAGTTTCGTCTTCAATCTTTATTGTGATAATCTCCAAGTCTGGGCCGGTTGTAATCGGCGAAGCTTGGTCATAAGTAACTTCCAATTCCAATCTGACAACAACAACTTTTAAAGCTGAATTCTGCATATCCGGCACAAAAGCCTGTCGCCTTATAACTTCGTGACCTGTAACTAAGCCGCGAAGTTTCAAGTATGTATATTCATCGCTTTCAAGAATTGCACGAACGCATCTTGCAAGCTTCCACGCCTTGATCGTAGCTTTCCGTCCGGCAAAATTGCCGTCAAGATTGCCGGTTTGGTAACAATCAATTAAAAGCGTGCCCTTGTACTTTCTGTAATTTACAGAAGCACTCGAATCTTTTGATGCCCGCTCTTCTCTGTCAACTGACACGTTTATCAGTGGAAAAAGCGGGTTATCAGATTCGACAAAATTAAGCGGTTCATCATTTTCAACGAAAACCGTTGTTAAATAGTCATCAGCTACGGGGTCTTCGTCTTCAACGGCCATCGTATATTGATTAGCCATTTCTTGATACAAAATCGCGGCAACTTGCTCTCGTACAAGTTCAATCGTGTCTGGGCTATCAAGCCTTTCTGAAATAACCGCGCTCATGCTTCAACCCCTAAGCTTAAACTTAAATAAACACGCCCTATGCCAACAGTTCTGTCCGGTTCAACGCGCGTTACGTACAACGCCCATTGTGTGCCCGATAAATCTGTATATAAAACTTGCCAGCCGCGTTTAGGCAGTACAATGTTTTCGTTTGCATCTTTCATTGATGACAAACGCCATACCGCGCAAATCGTGCGGCCAGCAACCGGAACACCCTCGGTTGTCATTAGATAACCAATGTCTCCGACAAACCCCGAAACTTCGTAGCTTGTTTCTTCAGTTTCCGATTCTGTCGAAGTTTCCGGGGGAACAAAAGTAAATGTGCACGCACCGCCGTTTTCAACATCTTCAAGCGTATGCTCTAAATCTGATTCAGCAAGTGCGCGCAAATTCATTTATTTACCCTTGTTTTCCTTTTCTTCTGTTTTTTCTGCTTTTTCAGCTTTTGCTTCTTCAGCTTTAACAATGAAGCCTTTAGAAACAAAGCGATTAAAATCTTCTTTGCTTGCAAAAGCTTCTTCTTTAATTTCCATTCCAGGCCCATAAACAATGCGCTTAGAAATGATAGAACGGCCTTCGGCTATAACATATTTCATATATTCACCCCTGTAATTTTTACGGCTGTATTAAATACAGCCGTTTTTTTTATGGCTTATCTGTTTCAAGACAGCCAAAGCGGTCGATTGAAACAGGAATGAGAAGCGGGCGGCACTTAGATTCAGCCTGGAAAGTGTCAGCTGCTTCGTCTTCATAAACGCGGTTTGTTACGCGCAAACCGTTTTCATATGTCACTTCTGACGGAATGATTGAGCGGAACGGGTCTTTCATGCCCAAAGTCGGAACACCGCCGTAAACAGCGCGGAAGTCAAGATCCTGCGGCGCGGCAGTGATAACAACCTTTGTAGCGCCAAGATAAGCGTACTGTGTTGTTGAGCCAAGCTTCTCATATGTAGCATCGTAGGTGTACATATCGAGGCGATAGCTGCCGACGTTAAGATAGCCCTGATAAACAGCGCCCTTGTTTTCGAGCTGTGGTGCAAGTGAACCAAGAGCCAAGCCGTCTTTTCTTACAGCAGCAGCAAAGCCTGAATCTGCAACAAGATTCTGCCATGCAGTTGCGCCGATAAGCATCAAAGATGGGCGGCGCTTGCCGTCTGAATTGATGACATTGCAAAGGCTTTCAATGTCTGCAAGTGGTGTTGCACCAACTGCGCCCCAGTCTGTGCCGACTGTTGGAAAGTGTGTTGCAGCGGCTGAAAAATTCAGTACATATGATGTGTTGTTGTCTTCATCGGTAAGTGTGAGTGTACCAGTCTGAAGAATCTGTGAAGCCTGCAATTCAAGAGCTTCTGACATCATCTTATGCTGTTCAAGCAAAGCATCTTTCAATTCATTGAAAAGTCTGCCCTGCCAAGAGCCGATTTCAGCGTATTCAGTTTCGCCTGGTCTGCGATCCATCAAATCATAAAGGTTTGCTGGTGTAGCAAGCGAAATAACCGGCGGACAAAATTCCTTTGTGGTAAAATCCTTTGCTGAAACAAGCACTTTGCCTGTTGCAAGGTCTTTAATGAAAGGTGCAACTTTGTGGCCGCGGCGCACAATGTCAACCTTTACGCTTTCGCTTTTAGTGTAGTAGTTTGGTCTTGTCACGAAGAGAGAAGACAAGAAACCGCGCTGTTTAAGGTCGTTGTCATCTTTGAAGACTTCAAGAACCTTTGTAAGTTTTTCGTTCATTTCCGTTTCTCCTACTGTCTGTCAAGCTGGCTGAAATTGTGAACAATTCTTGGAAGAATTCCCCAACCTCTGAGCAAATCAGCCTGTGCGTCTGTTGCGGCAGTTCCTGCAACTGTCAACATGCCCTGATTAACACGGCCAGCAACGCAAATTCTTGCGTTTACATCAACTGCTGATTCGGTGGCATTTGTTACACTGTCACCAACAAAAACTGCAAGATTTATTTCTGTTGATGCACCAGCTGAACGCACGTATTTTGTGCTTGAGCGCTGCAACATTTCGCCAGCGGCAATTGTTGCACCGGCTGGAACAGTCAGTGTCACGTTTTTGAATTCGTTGTTGCCAAGCAACAGCTGGTCAAAAGTGCTGTTAGAAATAGTAATTGGATCCATTTTTTAGCCTCTGATTTCTGCAAAAAAAGCGTTGTCAATCAATGCTTCTTTTGATTCTGGTGATGGTGTGACAACATCCGGAGGATTGTCGGCTACACGAGCTTTGGCAAGCGCAACTTTTGTGAAAATTTCATGGTATTTTGCAACCACTTTGTTTTCATTGCAGTTCACGCCAGATTCGATAAATTCAAGCGCGGCGGACATGTCGCCTGAATCCTGCGCCATTTTCAAATGCGCCTGAATGCGCTCTTTTTCCTGAGCAGCGCCAGTTTTTGCAATTTCTGCATAAGCTTCTGGGTATTGCTCTTTAATTTCAGCAGCAGTCATTTTCGACTCCTTGTTATTATTATTAGGCGTTGCCGCCGTTTGTACTGTTTGATTTTTTGCCATTGGTTTTGGCTGTAAAGCGTCTAAGCTTGCCAGTGCTGCAACGCGGCTTTGTGTCAAAGCGTTTCGCTTTTCATAATCAGCACGCATTTTCTGTTGCATCTGCGCAAATGTTGCTTTTGCATTTGTTTTTGCAAGCTCTGCGTCTATGTTTGGCTCGCCGTTTTCTGTTTTGCGCATTTCATCAGCAAAACCGGCGTTGATAATTTCTTCGCCATAATAGAACGTGTCATTATTCATAAGCTCAATAAGTTCAGCTTCAGTTTTGCCTGTTGCATTTGTGTAAATCATGCGCTGCAAAGCGTCGATTCTCTGCAAATCTTCGGCGGCTCTTGCGTGCATACGTCTGTCACCGATTTCAATGCACCAAGAGTTGTGAATCATAAAGATTGACAAGTCTTCTACAATGATTTTAGATTCTGATTTGCCAGCTTTGGCAGCTAAGGCAAGCATGGATGCACAAGAGGCTGCAAGCCCCTGAATGTATGTTTCAATTGTGCCTTTGTGATTTCTGGCAAAATCTCTAAGAATATTGAACATACTGACCATGCTGAAAAAGTCACCGCCAGGGCTGTCTATGCTAATCTGCACATCGTCATTTGGTGCAATTTCTTTCAAGCTCGCTTTGAGTGTTTCAGAATCGCAATCCCAGCCGACAACGCCTGTAATTTCTATAACTTTCATGGTTTCAGTCTGTCTTAAAATTTTGACCAAAACTATAAACAAATTTTTTTTAATTTAATTTTTTTTGTTCCTTACGTAAGGAATAAAAAAGCCCTGCAAGCCTAAAAAACCGACAAGGGAAGAAAGTCGGGGAAAAAAGACATTGCAGGGCACAATCCACAAAAATGAGCCTAAACTAAACGCAAAACACGCTTAGAAAAAACAAAGCCTTGCGAAACGGTTTTGCTTCTTTGCAAGGTGTTTTTGCCTGGTCTGACAAAATGACCTATACCTTTTAAGCCGTTTTCTTTTGACAAAGCCCAAAACTCAATAATCTTTTCATTTTTTGCCGGTTTATAGTTTGCCGGAACATGAGCATAGCACCATTCTTTGCCGGTCAAAACTTTCATAAAATCGGCAGGGCTTTCAACAAGGAAATTCTTTTTATCAGAATAATCTTTGAAATTGAAATAAATCGCGCCGCAATCAATGCCTTTTTCAAGTGCATCCTGCTCGTTGCTGGCATTAAGTTTTGTGCCGTTTTCTTCACAAAATTCTTTCGCTGCATCGTACAAACACAATGCACAGCAAGATTCGTTACCAGCAGACAGAAAAAAACTTTGAATGTGCTTTATATTCATTTTTGCGCCTCTTCATATTCTGATAATAATTTATAAAATTTTTCGATAGCTTGAATTTCTGTCTTGTATTCTGCTAATTGAATGTACCAATCAACCGGAACTTTGACAGTGTTTGTTGCGCCGTCAAAACTTGTTTCAGTTGGCACCGGAAAAGCCGGAAACGAAACATAAGGCGTGTCATATATATAAACAGGCTTATTTGTTGCGCAAGATTGAGTCAGCAGCGTTAAAACGGTCAGCAGTGCTGCCACTGCGCAAACTTTCATTTTGTTTTTTTGCATCATCAAAAACTTCTCCCAGGATATTCTCTTTTGTTTTCTGCCATTCAACAGTTTTCTTTGCCTGTTCGTTTTCTTTTTCAACCTGTTCACGTTTCAGTTTTTCGCGCTTCAGGCGTTCAATTAAAAAAGCACAGGTAATACCCAAAATTGCTACAAAAACAAGCAATGTCAAAAAGATGTACTTAGTCATTTGATTCGCTCTTCTTTGTGAACTTATCTGCAAAAATGTTAATATCAACAGTGCAGAAAATAGCTTCGATTGTGAGCACTACTGTGCGAATTTCTGAAATTTCACAATTCGTGAAAACACCAACCCATTTAAGAACTGAAGCAACTAAAAGAACAAACAAGCCAGTCCATTTTGCAATCAAGCTTGCGTCTTTTGCTTTTGATAAATCCATAGAAAACCCCTTTATTTTTTTTAAGATTTAAAAAATCCAAAACGTGTTAAAAGAAAAGTGATAACACCGGTTGCAAGAATAGTTATCAAAATATTTTTTGTTTTTTCCCAGACAACCCAAAGTTTTGTTTTGTCAGCATTTTCAAGAATTTCAATTCTGTCTTCCAGTTTTTTTGCCGTTGCGTAGAAAGCGCCTTTAAGCTCTTTGACCTGTATTGTCAGCTCTGCTATCTGCTTTTCAGTCATTTCAAACTTGCTGACTTTTTCAGAAACGTCTTGTAATGTGTCTAATAATTTGTTAATTAATTCCGTGTCGTTCATAGCTTTTCCTTACGTAAGGAACTATTGTTCCTCTTCTTTTTCTGATTCCTCGATAAGTTTTCTTACTCGTGAATCAGCCGGTTCGCCGTTGTTATTTTCGTTAGCTTTCGGCGTAAAGCCGATTTTCTGCATGAAATCTTCTTCGCGTTTGCGGCGCTGCATTACTTGCCTAAAGCTCAAGCCGCTGATTCGGCGGCATTCAATATCGTATGTGGATAAGCCTGCATCAAGTGCAAGATAGCTTGCGTCAACTTCTTTTAGTGGGTCTACGGCAGGGCGGTTCAAACCAGTCCAGCTGCAAGATAGCCATGCTGAACGTTCTTTCCAGCGAGCTGTATCAAAGCACGCGCTTATCAAGCCCGGCACGTCAATTTGCTGGTTAAGTGCTGACTGAATGACAAACTCTTCGTAAACAGGCTGGCAGAATTGCAGCGCGTTTTTCTGTGATTGAGCTTTAAGATAAACTTCAAATTCATTGTTTGCTTGGCGTGAAGCACTATAATTTGACTGAAAACGAAGCTGCACAATTTCTGGAGGTATTTCGAGCGCCCAGCAGATACCGGCAAGAATGGCTTCTTCAAACGCCTTATAGTTGACGTTAGGGCGGTTTGTTTGAAATGACTGGATTTCTTCGCCTGGTGCAAGGTCGTCAAAGATTGTACCCGGCTGCATACCTCTAATGTCGCGGGGCGGCATCTTTGGCGCATTTTGTGGCTGAACTGGCTCTTTGTTTTGCAGGCGTGCAAGGCTGTCTGTAGGACGGCTGCCAAGCGGGCTGTTTGTGTTTTTCTTAACGAACAGCGCAAGCATTGCATTGACAACAGCAGCACGTGCTTCTGCATCGCGGTAACGGTCAAGCTCTTTGAGCATGTACAAGATGCAGCTAAGAAGCGGTTCACCTCTGACTTCATCAAGCATGTATTCGGTACCATAAACCATTTTGGCGATAAGCCTGCCGCTTTTTTCTCCACGTACCGGGATGCGCTCCATGTGAAGTTTGCCGTCGCGTATTACCTCGACATGATACGCAACATGCTGGCCCTGCGCATTGCGTTCAACGCCGTGTGTTATTGTGTTTCCGTTGCGTGGTGTATAGTCGGTAGGGTCTTTGATGTGGTTGCCGTTGATAAAATCCCAACATGGCAGATTTGTAGCTTTGTTGATTCTGCTAACTATAATGCCATCGCCACAAATCAGGCTTTCAAAACGTACCTGTTTCTGCCATTCCCCAAAAGTCAATTGTTTGCGGTAGTCAAAAACATCTGCGCTTTCGCCGTAAAGTTTAAAATGCTCGGTTAAAGTTTCGCTGTATTTAATCGCAAGGTCTTCTGCGTCAATCGGGTCAAGTTTTGGGAAGCAGATAGTGCCGTTTATACTGGCATCTGCCACAAGGCCCGTGTAAATTTCGTTTCTTAACAGTCGGCGGACAATACCTTTTGCATAAATGTTTTCTTTGAAAAGCTGTTCACTTCTTTTGCGAAGCGTCCAGTAATCAACACATTCAAAAAGTTTTGTAACGCCAAAACTACCAGGGAATTTTTCCCCGTTCCAAAGTTCGTTGATTTCTGTTGTTAAGAAAACTGAATAATTACCAATTGATTTTTCGATAAATTCCATTTTTTTACCGCCTTAAAAAAGTGGTACAACCTGCTTAACAGAACTGTGTAAGCCGAGGCGATTTTCTAATGTGCTGATTTCGATTAAAAGTGCAGTGCGGCGGTTTTGTAGATTTGTTATATCCGCGCGTGTAACAGTCTGTCTGTCCTGTCCTGTGTCGATTGTATAAGATACAACGCCGGTTTTAATGAGTGCATAAATTGCTTTGTCTAACTCTTCAAGCAAAATTTTGCAATTTTTAAGTTCGTCCTGCCAAAACTGAGCGCTATCTTCGTCTGTGTAATTGTCAACAATAACCATGCGTCAATTTTATAGCGCCTGAATAAAACAAAACTATAAACAATCAGAAAACGGAAAATAAAAAAGCCGGACAATGCAACGCATTATCCGGCCAACAAAAGGAAGTTACTCCGTTTGATTTTAACACATTATCATTATAATGTGTTTGCTGTTTTGGTGTCAAATCAATCGTAGCAAAACACATTCATCTTGGCATATTGCCAAAATGCCTGCCAGTTGATACAGCTGCATTGCAATTCATGTCTACAAATGTCTTCTGCAAAGATTTCGAGCGCGGCCAAGTTATAAACGTAGGTGTCAAAAGCATGGTTTGGAGCGCCAAACTTTGCGCGCCAGATTGTCTTAACCCATTGATTTGTTGCTTTGTCATAAACATCAACCTTTTCTTCTGCTTCAAACATTTTGAAATAATCATCTCGAAAATCTTCTGCAAAATTCGGGTACCAGGCTGGCTGGTTTTCGTCTTCGTTCCATTCCAAAATGTTTAATGAGCGGCTTATGCGGTCTTTGAGTTTACCTGTATTGACATGATAGGCAAGCGGCAAACCGATTTTTTCAAGCGTTGACTGTGAAAACCGCTGGTATGTTTCGCCGTTTCTGATCCAGTCGATACCTTTGCAGGCAAAGACACCAGCACTGAAACGTTGACAAAAGCTATAAACCCAGTCTGTAAAGTGGCCGCTGTCTACTAAGGTTAAAGCGATTCGGTATTTTCTGCCGTCATCGCCTTCGTATACCTTGTTTTCAATAAAGTCTGCAAGTTTATCCCAAACGCCGCCAAAATCTTCTGTAGGACCGTCAATACTGAAAAAGTCGAGTGTCCAGGTGACACCGCCGTCACTATAGCCCTTTACATCAACAAAAAGATTGTTCTTCTGAACGTCCACAGAACAAAGAACGATTAAGATATGGCTTGAACTGTCGTGCTTTGCCATTAAGTTAGGCACTTTGCCACGCGCAAAGCCAAAACGCCGGTGCAAAACTGCTTTTTCGTAGCGTATCTGCTCATTCATTTCGCGGAACGGCAAGCCTTGTTTAAGGTTCCTGAAAACTCGGTATTTTTCCTTGTCTTTTACACGGTTGTTTTTGATATCCCAGCATGTTGCCCATTGCCTTACATAATCTTCCCAACTGAACAAGCCCGGCATGTTGTACAACGGCGAAATATGAAACGAACGTGTGTTCTGCTCTTTTGGTTTTGGGTTTGTGGCTATCCATTTGCCTTTTGGAATGATTTCAGCTTTGTGAAAATTCTTCATAATGCCCTTGCAGCACGGGCACTGGTAGCCGACGGTTTCAAGAATCGGCTCAAAGTTTTCATCATTCTGCCAGACAATGCCGCCAATTTTTTCTTTTGCTTCGTTCCAGACGGCCCATTCAAGCGTTATGTACTGACCGCAATATTTGCACGGCACATAATACTTTTCTTGCGTGCCAAGCAGATATTGCTTGTAAATCTTGCTGCCTTGTTCTGTTGTCGGTGTTGACTGAAAAAGAATCTTAGAGCTGTTAGGGTAAGCATCAGCACGCGCTTCTGCCAGTCCTTCAATTGTTCCTTCGTTCTTCAGCCTGTCTGGCATTGCGTCTAGCTCGTCAACAAGAATAACCTTATAACTAAAGTTTCTGAAAGACTTAGGCGTTTTTGCACTAACAGCGTGTAAATAGCCGCTTGGGTATTCTTTGCGTAAAGTTGTATCACCTGTCGAACGTGATCCAGCAGCTTTACGCGCCTGTGCAAAAATTAAGTTACGCAAACCAGCGCCGTCAATCATTCTGTCAACTTTGGTGTTCATGGCTTGCTTTGCCATATCATCGTCAGGTTCAACAAGCAATTGCGGCGCCGGGTTGCAGCCGATGTAGTAGAGTATAACCGGCTCAAGAACTGAAGTTGTTGCTGCCATCTGATTGCCTTTGAGCAATACAACTTTTCGGCATGGGTTGTCTGGTGCAAATAAATCAACAATTTCACGGAAAAACGGCGCGCGATCAAAGCTGAATTTGCCAGGAAACGGCGTCAGCTCTTTATCGAGATAGCGCACCTCTTCCGCGTAAATGCTTGGCAGCTTGAATTCGCGCTTTTCGAGCACTTGCGAAAATTGAGAAATTAAAAAATCTATATCTCCCTTAACTATATCAGCCATTTTTTTTTCTTACGTAAGGAACGTTAAATTTCCCCTCCGTTGTAGTAAATGTAGCTTGTGTGCTTTTCTTCGATTTTTGTGATTGCATCAATTAAATTGAAGGTGTCGAAGCTCTGCACTTGTGTTTCTGGTTTTGTCTGCCAGGGCGCAAGGCGCGTAAAAATGTCACAATTGTTGCGGATTTCAATCGCGTCTTTTCTTTTCCACTTTTTCGCGTCTTTTTTGCTTTTCAAAAAATTAGGCATTCCGTACAAAACACATGTTGCATCTACAAGAGAAGCTTCATAAAACATAAACGCAAGCACTGCGCCCTGACTCCAGCCTTCAACTATCAGGCGTTTATACAAACCTGAATAACTTTGAAGCTCTGTTTCAATCAGCGGGTAAATTTCGCTGAACTGCTCATAAAAGCCTTTGTGAACGTTTCCAAATGCTTCTGTTTCTACTGTTGTACATTTGAAATTTTCTCCCCAGTCTTCTTTCTGTACTGTCTGCTGAAAACTTAAAACTAAAGTATCGCTATCACACCAGAAACCATAGGAACCTTTGTATTTTTCGCCGTGCTTATAAGGTGCATCCCAGCTTTTGCAGAATAATTCGTTTGTTGTCATTTCTTTTCCTCTGCCTTGTACAGATAAAGTCTAAACCGATGCAAAGAAGCCCGGTTTTTAGTTGGTGTTCACTTTCCTGTTGAACCAAAGCCGCCAGCGCCGCGCTTTGTTGGTGTTAAATTAATCTTTTTGATAAAACTGACTTTCTGAACCGGTGCAACAACCATTTGCGCAATACGTTGGCCCCACAAGACTTCATAAGGTTCAGCGGTTGCATTTGTAACAATGGCGCATATTTCACCGCGGTAATCCTCGTCTATTGTGCCAAGATGAACTATTATGCCTTCTGTTGTTAAGCCTGAGCGCGGTCTTATCTGCACTTCATAGCCTTCTGGAACTTGTACACCAATTCCAAGTTTTATTGTTCTGGTTGCTCCAGGCGGCAATATAACATTTTCCGCGGCGCAAACATCTGCACCAACAGAACCGGCGGTTTTGTATTGCGGTTCCTCCGCAATACGCCTAAAAACCTTAAAGTGAAGTTTCTTAATTTTCATTTAACGCCTCGTATATATCTTGTAATTGGTTTTGTGTGTCATCGTTGTCTGTGTATTTTGTTTGCAGCGTTTTCAGCTCGCTTATTACAGCCTGTTTAGCACCGCCGATGCAGCGCGTTATGTTATCGCGTAGGTAATTCACTATTTTTTGTCGTGTATCATTTAATGTTACAGGTGTTTTAACATCCGGGGTTATGTTGTTTTCGGTTAGCACTGATTCGACGCTAAGTGCCGCATCTGCAAGCTGTGCTATTTCTTGCGGGTTTGTTGTGACAGTTTGAAGCGTTGTGTCTGCTTGTGGAGCAGGGCTGGCTTGTGCATTTGATTGTGGAGCGGGGGCGCTGGTTTGGGCTGTTGCAGCTTGGGCCGCGGCGGCTTGTGGGGCTTGTGGGGCGGCGGCTTGTGCAAGCGCTATCACCTGGTCTGCCATGCTTTCGGGCAAATCTAACAGGCGGTTGTTTTGCTGGTTGATGTAGCCAAACAAGCGGCTTATTACAAAATCTTTTGGTATTTGCAGCTGGCGGCGCTCTTGAATGCGCTGTGCACGTTCGTCTGCTGCCATGAGGTCTTTCAAAATTTTTGCGTATTTCTCTATGCCGTCCAGGCCGTTATAATTTTGTAAAAGCTCGCGCAATGTCATGTTTAGCATTTTGTTTGCGTCGGCTGCATATTCTAGTTTTGGGCCTGTGCTGTCTTTGTATGTTCTGCGTGCTGGTGCTGCTGTTGTTGTTTCTGCTGGTTGCCCCGGAATGGCGGCGCCGGGCGCTGACGGCACAGGCAGCACAGCGGCAGGCGCTGTTGGTTCAGCTGGTGCAACAGGTGCACCAGCTGAAATGCCGGGAATGACGCCAGGCATTTTGTTAAGCTCTTTTTGATGCTTTTCCAGGTACATGCGATTTATCGGGTTGTCAGTGTCTAGCAGCCCGGCACTGTTTACAATGAGCCTCTTGTTTTTTGATTTTTTACTGATAGCAGCTTTGCTTACACCGGCCATGCGCGCAAAATCGGCTTTACTAACTTCCATGATAAGACAAGGTTAACTTTGTTGGTTGTTAAAAACTATAAACAAAGTCAAAAACAAGTTAACCACTGTAAAAAAGTTGACTCACACAAGACGAAGGGCACTCGCGCCGAATAAT